ATGTGTGTTTTATTAACATTAGTATCTCCATAGAGGTAAGAATTTCCAAAATTAGCAGTTGTTAATTTAACTGCAAAATCTGACGTACTAGTTACATCTAAAGTTAATACTGATGATGCTGCCAAATCTACGTCTTGTGAACCTTCATTACCAACTGAGGCTGTAGCTGCAATATTGTAACCCGAACCAGTGTCTACTTTGGTGTGTAGATGTGCAATAGCGTCACCACTATCTGACATAAACAAACCATTAGTTAAAATAAGCCAGAAACCAGTACTAGGAAAAGTAAAGATTCCTGAATCCTCACCTACACCAGATCCAAGTACTGCAAAACCATCTGTATCTACTCTTTCCCAATTAGCTGTAACATCAGCATTTGTACCAGCTCCAGTATTACTTGTAATTCTGTGTTGATCTATTTCAGTTATTCCTGAAGCAATAGATGCCCAAGTTAGACCACCTGTATTACCTGATTGTTTTTGTAGATATTGTCCGTTAGATCCTGCATTACTTATCTGGAGATTATCCTCATCAACTGATTCAGAAGACATATGTTCTAAATCAACTGCTCCTGCTGCAATGTGTTCTGAATTGATTACATCATCTTGAATGTTATCACCATCTATACAGTCAGCAGCTAAATGAGCATGATCAATACTGCCATCTGTATAGTGTTGAGAATCTATTGCATCATTGGCTATATGAGCTGCATCAATACTGCCATCTGTATAGTGTTCAGAGTCTATTGCATCATCGGCTATCTTAGTTCCGTCAATGGCATCAGCTGCAATTCTAGCACCAGCTAGGCTTCCAGAAGCAATATTACTTGCGTTTAAAGCTGATAAATTAGCACCACTTCCTGAAAATGCGGTTGCACTAACTTGTCCACTACTAGGATTATAATGTAAATGTCCATCCATTTCTAATCCATGATTCCCTGTTGTACCACCAGCATCAGCAACAAAAGGTATTAAATTATCTTCATCAGTAGCTTCATTGTCAGTAATAGTTACGTTAGTAGCATTAGTTGCTGTACCTGCAAAACTTGTAGAGGTTAGTACACCTGAACTTGGATTATAAGTTAAACCTGTATCAGATTCTAAACCTTGATCTCCTGTAGCACCATCAACAAAGACCGGATATACAGTTTCATCAGTAGAGTTGTTTGCAGAAACTGAAATATTAGAACTAGAAGATGGACTTGCCCATTTTAATCCACCACCTTGGGCAGAATCTGCTGTTAAAATATAATCATCAGTAGGTGCATTAGAAATATCTAACTTAGCTTCTGTAATAGTATCATCTGCAATATCTGCATTAACTATAGTACCATCTACAATTTTAGATGAGTTTACAGAGTTAGCGGATAAATGTGCAAGATCAACAGAACCATCTACAATATGTTCTGAGTCAACTGCATCATCTTGTATATTATCACCATCTATAATATCATTTGCTAGGTGTACATGATCAATTGAACCATCTACATATTGGTCACTGTCTACAGAGTTTGCAGACATGTGAATTAGATCAATACTTCCATCAACGTATTGATCACTATCAACTGAATTAGCAGACATATGTGCAAGGTCTATTGACCCGTCTACATATTGATCACTGTCTACAGAGTTAGCTGACATATGTACAAGGTCGATAGACCCGTCTACGTACTGATCACTATCTACAGAGTTTGCAGACATGTGATCTAAGTCAATTGCACCTGAAGCTATTTCATCGCTATTTACTGCATCATCAGCTAAATGAGAATTATCTACACTACCATCTACCAATTCAGAAGAATCAACAGAGTTAGCTGCCAGCATTGTGGCTGTAACTGTACCTGTATCTCCTGTCGTTACTACTGTTCCTGTTACGTTAGGAAGAGTAATTGTACGATCAGCAGTAGGATCAGTAACCGCAAGAGTGGTCTCGTATGCATTGTCTGTAGCCCCTTCAAATACAATACTGGTATCTTCACCCATATTTAGGTTACCTACCATGACGGAAGTACCTGTATTTTCAAAAGATCTGTTTCCTATCTCTTGTGTAACATATAGGTTTTGTGTATAGTTATCATTTAGGTCTTCTGATTTTATAGCTGAACCCGCATAAAAGGTGGCTGTCAGGTTTTCAACATTCGTGTCTCTTAATATTTTTATTTTAACACCTGTTTTAGGAGCTCCCCCTGCTTCTTGTGTAGTTGTTGCTCCGCCGTCTGGTGCTGTGAATTGAATTGTCGTCGCATTGGCCAAGGACCAATTCGTAGTAGCTGTAGCATCAAGTTGAACCTCGATGTCGCTACTCTTTAGATATGGAAATGTAAATGAGTAATTGGTGGTGGAACCATTACCCGTAAACGAATTTTCTGTAACAGCCATATGTTTAGTTACCGTAGTTTATAAGTTGTTTTGTTTCTAAATCTCTTTTTTGTATTTTTGCAGCACCTTGAACGTCACCTGTTTTCAATCTAGCCTTGGCTTCTATAGCATTAATAATAGCTTGCTTGACATTAGGATGATCCTTCAGATAGATAGCTTCAGCTTTTTTTAAAGCATTGCGAATTATTGTATTTAATTCTTGATGTACTGGTAAGAGATTAGTTTTAAGTTGAATTCTAGCTTTATTATATTCAATACTATTTTTTCTATGATTAGATAAAGCAGCTATTTCGTCGTTATACCTTTTATTTTTCATGAGACGTTTGACTTCTTTTACAAGCCCCATGTTGCCCATAATTCTGTATATTTCTTCAGCTTCGTGTGGACTCCACTCGTAAGATCCTGTTGAATCCATTTTTATCAGAGCCTGACCTTTATACCCAATATCTTGTAACCAGATTTGCCAAGGTTCTTGTCCATCACTAACCTGAATAGGACTAATTGCATTTAATTTACGTAAGAACCAGTTATCTGTATCTCTTACTTCTTTACCATCCCAAAAATTAATACGTTTAGCTAATGGTCCACGAGTAACTGGGAATTTATTTTTAACATAATCTACCCAATCATCGCTTAGAATTCTTTGAGCGTCGTCTATGGCATTATTAACAACTCCAAGACCACTACTCATAGGAACCCATGAGGATGCACTTTGACCCACTAACCTACGCCACGCACGTTGATTTCCGTTTAGAGCGTCAAAGAGTGGTTCAACGCCGGCTAATGGTGATTCGTTTAAGAATGTCGCACCAACTGTCCATGTAAGCTTTGCTCCAAAGTTTTCAAGTATATGCTCGTCGCTATCAGTACCATACATAGCAAGATCACCAATTAAAGTAAGCATATGCTCTAAGCCTATTATACCTTTAAAACTATACCATTTATCACCTATTTTAATTGTTTTAGGCTCATAATTTAACTCATCTCGTTGTCTGTTTCTTTCACTTGCATTGTAGTGCCCATTACCTCGAATATTACCTGCTATAGCATACTGCCAAAGAGTAGAAACAAGTAAGCTACTAAAGGCTAGTCTACCTATATACTCAGCTTTAAGTTGTTCAAAAATAACCTGAGCATTAGGTGTTTTTGCCATATTTATGCCGTGTTCAGCTAATGCTGCAGCAATATCTTGTGGACTTCTAGCATATATAGTTTTACTATATTTACTCATCCCTGGGATAAGGCTTACAGGTGTCCAAGATGCTCCAGCCTTCATAGCATTAGAAGCTGTACGTGGGAATGTCAAAACTTCTTTTAATATGGGATATGCTGTTGTTGCTTCGGTTAACCAGTTAGAAACTCCATCATCTACATTTAATTGAATTTCACCTGCCAAAGATTTAACAACCTTATCTTTTATTAGCCCATCTTTATCAAAGAACTTATCATAATGTTTCTTTTCAGCTATCTCTATTTTTTTCCAATCGGCAAAACCAAACTCACTAAAGACATCATCGTATGCTTTTAAACGACTAATATAATGAGCTAAGTGGGTGTTAGTAAATACATCAGGAAATACCATACCAGTCATACCTACACGTGCCCACCTCATATTAGCAAACTGTTGTAGACGTGAAGCCATCTGATATTGATAAGCTTTTCCCCACTGATTTTGTTTTTTCCAAAGTTCTGCAACACCATCTAATATTTCCCAAGAAGCATCTTGTTTAAATACAAAGTCTTTACGATAAGTATTCATCATGGCTTTTGGATCTAAATGAGTTTTTTTCATCATTTGAAATCCGTCAATTATAGCTCTTCTATTTGTTTCAAAGATAGCGCCGTTATAATATATAGTACGTTTCAGACCTTCAAGATTACCAGTCACTCCATGACCTAAGAAAGCTGTCATAGGTCTTAATATTAATTGAACACCATTACCTAATCCTGCTCTAAAAGCAGATATACCAGATAACATGTTATTATAACGCACACCCCAAGCAGCTTTAGCAAACAAATTCATGTTCTTAGGATCAGGGCTTTTTAGTAACCCCAACGGTGTAACTTGTTGCTCAGCCCATTTAAACAGTTTAGCTAAACTATCTACGTCTCCATTAGTATGAGAAAAAGCATTAACTAATGGTTTAATTGCTTCAGGTTGTTCTCTATATAACCTTTTAAGTTCCTGAGTAAACTTCTTGTTTTTTAAATGAATACTTTCTTGAGCTAGTCCAAATTCGTCTAATATATTCTGTACAGCCTCGTCTACTTTTTCTGGGATTACTTGATCAAACCAGTTTTTATTTTTTAGAGACCATCCTGATATATACTTGTTAAGTGCATACTCATCCATAAGGAATTGTAATTTTCCAATTACTAGGTCCATTGCTCGATTATTATCAATAAACGGAGCCATATCAGTAATAGCTTGTGAAATTGTAGCAGCTTCTCTACCTAAAGTATCCATAACTCTTGCAGAAGATTCGGTGACACTTTTACCAAGGAATTTATCTGTTAAGTCTCTCATAGCAAAGGCTGCAGCTCTAGCCTGATCTTCATTGATATATTCTACCTTTAACTTACCCATAAGTAAGTTTTTAACATCTCTATTACTATAGAATAGTTTTTTAAGATCATCTACAGTTTCAGCACCGATAATATCGTTATAAATACCCCATGCTGCTGCGTTCATCTCTTTAGCACTATATCTAAATCCATCTACTAAGGCATTAAATCTACCAATATCTCGAGTCTCTTCTGCAACACCCATAACAGCGTCACGAGCGGTTGGTCCTGCTAATAGACCTTTTCTTCGCATAGAGTCAGTAATGATCGGTGCAGGGTCTCCAGCGGAGTTCCCAGACTTAATAGCAGCGACATCTGCCATATTACGTGCTACATTACCAGGAGGTACAGTTTGTTTAGCAGTTGCACCTGTTGAGAGTAAATCATTATTAATATCAGGATCTAATCCAGTTGGACCTAGATCTAATTCTAGCTGTTCAGTATCTATTAATTTTCTATCAATAGCAGCTTCTGATTCTATCTTTTTAATCTCATCAGCTTGCTTCATTAAATCATCTATACTTTTTATTCCGCCTAATGCCTCTTCAATCGTAAGCTTTTCATTAATAAGTTTATCTAGTTTAATCTTGCTAAGGTCGGCTCCTCCTTCTTGTATTAATTCATCAATTTCTTGAAGACGTGCTAATTGAGCACCTTCAGCTCCGATTTCAGAAGTAAGTTGTTTATATCGTGCAGCATTCTCATCTAATGCTTGAAACCATTCTAGCTGCTTCTTAGCACCGCCTAAAGTGTTGTTATCTAAAAAGATTCCTAGTAGACTACCAAACACACTAAGAGGTGCAGCTTCTAGCATATTTTTAACTTTTCTTACACCGGGACTATCGCTATCAGTAGTTTTAAATATAGCAGGTAAAGGGATTCTACCTTTAGGTCCAAATGTCTCTGGAAACATATCGCCCAAAGTAGCGCTTAATGTTTCTTCATCAGATATATCGCTTAAATACGTAATACCCACGTCTCCTAATCCATGGACGCCTAAAGTAGTAGCAAAATTTTTCCACCAAGGTAGACTCATTCTAGCAGCTTGTGGTAATTTTGCAAGTAAGAAACCCTTTGCCAATCCAGAAAATAACATAGAAGGTACTACAACAGAAGATACTTGTCGTAAAAACTGGTGAGCTGGATTATTTAATTTTGTTTCTTCATCCCATTTTTCGTCTATTCGATTAAATCCTGGTATAAGTGTACCGCCTGCATCTAAAGCGAAATCAATTAATCCAAGTCCTGGTATCATCATACCTTGCAGTGAATTATCAAGTATTTCTATAGGGTTATTTGACCCATATATACTAGCTTTATTTGCACCCTTAGCTTCGGATACTTCCTTACTACTCATGCCATAATACTTTCTATCAAACTCTGCCTTTAATTGTGCTCTTTTTTCCCTGTCCTCTTTATTTGCGAATACTCCTATATTCCAATAGGTATTATATTCTTCCAGCATCTTATCGTGATTCTCTTTAATAGATAAATCTACGGAACTGTTACCATACTTTGCACCGAATGGAGATGGAAATACAGGAGTGGATTCTGTAACAGTAGGCGTCTCTGTAGCAGTTGGTGTTGCTGTAACAGTAGGTGTTTCTTCTTCTTCTAGGTTGTTTGTTGGTTCAGCCTTTTTATCTTGTTGTAACCAGCGTTGAAAGTCTTCATACGTGTCCATTATTTTGCCTCCTTATTTTCTCGTAGGCTTTGTGCCGCCTGAGTTGCCGCCGCCGCCATGCCTGGTAGCTTTCGTGCCTTCTCATTTTCTTGTAGGCTTCGTCTAAACCATTCTTTAGCTTTAGGGTTTGTAGATAACATCAAAGCCACTTCCCATGGTTTTTTTTGTGTATCTTTAGCAACTTTATCTAAACATGTTGCCATGATTTTATCGCTTGGATTAGATATATTTTTAGAGTTAGGATAGGTTGTTTCACACCAATCAGCCCCTAGAGTCTGTACAAAAAATTTAGACTTGTCACCAACTCTTTTTTCAGTAAGTTTTTTTAAGAACTCGCTATTTGATACACCTAAGTTATCTAGTTCATTTTTAATTATTTTTAAAAGGGCATTTTCTCCAAAAGAGTGGCCTGGTTTGTTAAGTATACTACTCAGTAGTTCGTCCGTCACTATTTTCGGTTCATTTAGTACAGTCTCTACCAGATACTTTATTTTGTCTTCCTTCGTTGTATTAACCTGATTTACCATAGTTTTTATTTCAAGTGCGGAGGTATTATTAAATACTTGACCTACCTGGGAAAGAAACATTGTCTTATTATTTCCGGTACCACCTTGTTTATGAAGAAATTGTCCTTTACCTCTTAAATTAGTCTTCTCACCATACTCTTCAAGAGTACCATCATCCTTAAAGCCTAACTGTTTATTTAGTTCTACCTTAGCTTGGCTCCAAGCTTCTCCTGCAGTTTTATACTGAGATCGGTTCTTTATAAACCATGTAAGTTTAAAAGCTGCCATTTCTTTATTAATAGGCAATGAATGCAGCTGCTGTTTATCTAAAACGTTTGCACCATAAATTAAATCTAACAAGGATGTGTTTTCGTTGGTTACTAGACTATCGATTTCATTAATTGGGACTCCTAAAAACTGAGCTAATTCTTTAAAATTATCAACTGCCCAATTAATTTCTTGGTCTCCCTGTTTGCCTGAAAACCAAGCCTCTACAAGACTACGAGTATGACCAGCTCTAAGTTCTGTAAATAAAATATTCGTAAGTAATCTATCATCTAAATTAGTACTAGCAAATCCTAAATACTCACCCATTCCCTGTTTAACTAGCGGATTATGTTTGTTTTTCTCAAATGCTCTCCATAGCTTTTCTGGATCGTTTTCAAACTCATTAGTATTTAATCTGTCAAGAAAGTCTTTTGCTTCAACCTTATCCTTGTTCTGTTTGATTAATGTCTGAGCGGCGGTTAAGTTTTGGTTCTCTTTGGCCCATTCTTGTTTAAGCTCCTCTTCTATCTCAGGAAATTTTCCAAGAACAGAAATATGTTTATACTCACCTTTAAGCCCTGGAAGTGTATAACCAAGTTTGTTGTTTTCTTTTTCTCCTACTCCAAGAATTTCTTCTCGAAATAAATCCCAATTACTTGCATATCTAGGAATTTCTAGCTGGTTAAGGGCGAACTGATAAAAAGTATTGTGTTTGTTTATTACTCCCGGTTCTGCATACTCACCACTTCTTGTTATAATAGGTAGAGTGTTGAATGTAGAGAGCGCTAAATGAAACTGATTTTGAGCTTCTGTATAATCCCCCTTCTTTATAGCTGATTGCACAAGTTTCATAGCTTCACCTACAAACTTTTTATCGTTTGTATACCTATCACCAAGATACCACTGATTCTCCGTATGAATAGCTATCGCTCTAAACTTTTCTTGTACGTCAAGTCCAGTTTCAGAGGTCCGATTTATACCTAGATTATCTAATAGTTCTATTGCACGATATTGTATATGTGAAGCTATATTTCTATGGTCAACTCCTTCTTCAATATCTCCTGTCTCTGTGTCTGTTAACTGATAATTTATTAAATCTTTAACAATTGAGTCAGCAGTTGATATTATATACTCACCTACTAGTTTGTGTAAGTGACGGTTGTTACTATTAAGACTAAACTTTAAATAGTTAGCGGTTTGAAGAGCAGTCCGATTATCATTATTCTTTAAGTACTTGTCATTGTTCTCAACAACCTGTTGAGTTGCCTTAGTAGTAGTACCTTGTTCGCTAAGTTTTCTATAATAATTTCTAATATCGTCAAGTTTACCGCTTTCAAGTAATATATTAAACTCTTTAACACCATTCTTTTTATCAATTGATGTTTTTATAGTATCATAAGTTTCTGTAAGAGCTTTTGATAAAGTAGGAGACAATCGAGCCCATCTTTCAGCATCATTTTCTGCAGAACGTATCTGTCTTTTATACTGGTCATCAAGGCGCTTTTGATTCACCTGCAGGGCTTCTGCTTGCAGTTTACGAGGCTCCTCCTCTTCAATCTTATATACTAAATCTCTATTCCTTGCGTCAATTTGTGATTTTCTATTAAGAGCTTGTATTTGACGATTGGCTTCTTGTTGACTTTGTGTTTTTAAAGTATCTAAACCACGTGTTTTAATATTAGACTGAATTTGTAGTGCTCGTAAGCCATCAGCTAATGTTTGATTGTTAAATCTACCACCCTTGGCGTACCGAAGATTGGTTTTTCGTTTTCGAGTCATTTTAATCTCTATGTTTTTATTAATCCTGTGGGCTTTATCCGTCAGGTTCATACTCAAATATTCTACCAAGATCGGAGGCTATACCAGGTATGGCTGTAGTCCAAGCTTTTCCAGCTGCAGCAGCAGGAGATCCGAATACCCCTTCTATAGGTCTAGGTCCGAAATCATATTCTTCAAGAACTCTAGGGAATGGACTCACAGCATATGGTACTGGGTCAGGTTCAATTGGCATAGGTAATACACCCGGATCTAGCATTTTTTGAGCAAGAGCATTTAAATCAGCTTTTATCTTGTCTCTAGATATCTCAGCAATAGCATTGCGAGCTGATCTTGTAGCATTATCTAGACTTAAGTTTAATAAAGCTAATTCTATTCCAGTATTTAACGCCTTAGTACTCCGCATCTTGTCAACGCCTCGACCTGTCATACCGAGAGCTCGTACAGCTCCCACGTCTTCTAAATACTGAAGATAAGCATCATTCTTTTCATATAAATTTTCAGCTCGTATCTCTTCTAAAGCTAGACGTTCATCATTTCTAGCTGCCCTCTCTTCTTCGACATTCAGACCCAATGTTGAGTCATATATATCTGTGGATTTTTTATATTGTGCTTCGTTATCTGCTTGTTGTTGATTACGAATTTGTAAATTAAGATTATATTGTTTAAGAGCTTGAGTGTCTGTATACTCAGCTACAATCCTTTCATTTTCATTTTGTAATTCAAGCCTTCTAATGGCTTCATCTCTATCTGCTTGAAGATTCTTTTTACGAAATTCCCATGCTTGTAAATCGTATGCATGCTGATTCTGTAATCTTAAATTTTCTCTTCTTACGGCTTCTGCTTCAGACGCAGCTGATCGGCTGCCTGCGAAAAGACTTCCTGCAGCTCCAAGTACTGCTCCCCAGGGGAAAACCATAATTATGTCCTCCTATAATATCGTGGTGAGTATAATCCTTCCCACATCATAGAGTTTAAAGATACAGGAAATGGCGAGTCGTTAAATAACCTTACTGTAAAGTTATCTGTTCTCTGGTGAATCGGTAATGTAAAAATAGTATGATCTGAGACAGCAATATCATTTGCTAAATAGTCGTTAATTTGAGCAATTGGGTTTAAATTATACCATTCATCTAAATATATAATTATTTCATCAGCACTATAAACTAATACATTATTAGTACCACTAGCTGGTGCACTTGTAAAATGTATATACTGATTATTAATAGTATAATCTGTACCTTCGGTTAATAAGGTTGAAGCTCCTACAGGACTAGCTGTAGTCCAGTTTGTAGCACCTGTTTTTACTTTAATTATATCATAGTTACGTGGAGTAAACGTTAAGTCAAATACTTTTGTACTTCCATCTCCACTAAGAAGTTTAGATTCGTCAGATGCTGAAGTTAAAGTAATTTTAGGTAAAGGAGATGCAGTTGCACTTACTGTATAAGCTGAGCTAACTACATTATTTATCTTAACCTTAATTTGATCTCCATCTATAAAACTAAAATCTTCAGGGGTCCACTCATAATCTTTAGTAGTTCCGTCTGCTGTATATACTCGTTTACCTTGACGTATACCTTTAGATTTTAACTTGAAACCCATAACTCCTGATAATCCGACAGCAAACTTCATGCGAGCTATTGTAAGATTTGCAGTAAAGTCACTTTGTCTCCCTCTATCATCTACTCTAACATATGTCTTAGGTAACGTAACATCAAAGTCATATTTATATCCTACTATAACGTCGCTTGCTACACTTGTTAAGTTTTTAAATGGTACTTTAAAATATGTATTACCGCTTTCGACTACACGTTCTGGAGATATAGTAAATCCAGACTCAATAAACTGACCTGTAGCTGTAGTACCTTTGATTACGATTACAGGAGTTAAATCTGTTGCATCGTTATAAGGTATAAAACATTTAGAAAATTCATTTGTTGAGTCATAAGATACTGAACTAGCAGTAGCGTATAAGTCGATACATGGGTTTAATTTCTGACCATCATTATTAACAATGATAGCATCATCAGGACTTTGACTTAGATTAGCTTTGCTTAATGTAAGCTGAGTGTTTTGTTTAGTAACAACATATAGCTCATCTGAATCAGCTGCCATAGTTTGTACTGTTCCTGGGGTTAGCCAGTTAAACCAAGTTTGTAATAAGTTTTCTTGCCCTTCACTGTAGGATCTAAAGAAGTATATATACTTAGAGTCTTGACCGGATAAAGCTATAAACTGGTTCTGGGCACTAGAGATCAATGTATCTACAGTAGCAGGAACCCACTCATTTATTATTTTTCCAATGTCTGCGACTTCTGGGTTTTCGTTTTCTCCACGAGTGACCATAGCAAAGATTCTAGTATAACTAGGTGTCTTGCTAACGAAATTAATTGTAGTACCTGTGTCAACAGGACTAATATCAATATCATTTTCATAGTTTGAAACAGCTCGGATAACAGTTTTAGATGGTGTTAGTATACCATCATTAGAGAACATTAAAAACTGCTGGTTCGCACTAAATAGTACTAAACCTTGTGTAGATGGTAAGACACTGTGTAATGCCACTGGTCTAGTAGTACTTGCACTGAGGTCTATTGGATCTGCATCTGTAACAGTCTGAGCAGAAGAGTGATATAAATTATAAAACTCACCTGACTGGCTCATAGAGACATTATCCTCAGATAAAAATCCTAATCTGTTATTGTGGAAGAAGGTTTTTTGTATTTTTGCTCCTACAAAAGATGGATGTGGATTAGTATCATCATCTCCTGTACTTCTAGCTGTCCATGTTATTTTTTGGAATGTAAAAGCATTTGTACCTGTTTTTACTAGTTCATGTGGTACTGTTGAAGAGTCTAATCCTGTAGATTTACTTGGATCTAATCCTTCTGTCCAGTAGCCTGGACCACTTGTACCATCATCAGCTACGAATTTATAAAAGTAAGGTTTGCTAACAGGTCCTTCGGTGTTTAGAATCTTTACAACATGGTCATGCGTTGATTCTAAGGGTAGTTTAGTTAAGTCAGTTGTTTGATCTCTAAACGCATTCAGCTGAGTGCCGTCTGCACCTCCTGAAGCTGTTAATGTAAATGAAGCATTACGGGAGAGTTGTATAGAGTTATCAAGTTTAGTTGTAGTAAGTCCGGATATACTTAAAGCATCAATAGCTGTTTTAATTTTTCCTAAAGCGTCTGAGTAAGTATCATCACTATCGGAGGTAGCTGTCCAGCTAGATCCAGCAACTGTACCACTATACGCTGTACTTAAAGAAGTACCGGAAATAACAAGTGTACCTTGTCTATTTGCATTAAATGTAGGATCAGAAGTTTTATTAGCTGTTACGGCTGCATTAGTTATAATTGACCTATCTTGTACAGTTAGTACATCATAATCTGTCCGAGCTCCTGTAAGGTACGCTTGAGCCCCTGTACCATATGAAATAGTACAAGCTGCACCCGTTACAGCATTCCATACTGCAACCGCCCCTGTGGAGCCTCCATCGGGCACTGGTGTAATGCACCCTATATATTTGTCTGTTGAAGTTCTAGAGATGTAGAACCATTTTGAGTCGTCGTATGTAGTTCCTGTAGCTAGATTTGCTATCCACTGAAATCCGGGTCTTTTAGTGAGACCAAATGTAGGATCAGGGTAGCCGTTAATACACTCCTCAACTTGACCTGGGAGCTTCTTATCGTCTGATTGTCTAGATACTCCACCAAGATAGTCGTCAACTCGTTGAGTTATTGCTGGCATTATCGTTGTAAAGCATGAAATGGTTGATAGCTTTGATAGTAGTTTTGTTGGTCTTGTGGATGCCCAAACATTGTAAACTGACCTTGTTGTGTTTCGTACTCTAAAGCTAAGCTTCTAGATTCAAGTTCTTGTTCTTGTAATCGAGTATATTGAGCATTATCACCTACTATACTACCAGATACTCGAGTGGCAGTTCTGGCTGTTATATAATTCTGTACTGGTTTAGGTAAATCTACCCAATCAAATTCCCACACTACATCGCACTCTAACGGACTAGTGTCCCACGCATAAGTATGGTTTTGTCTATCATACAACTTGCCGTTTCTTCTTATAGCATCATGGCTTCGATTTGCAGCATTTTCTGTTAGTTTAAGTTGTATAACATTAGTAGGAATAGTTATTTCGTCATTGGCATCTGTGGTAAATTCGTAATGATACTCCTTATTAAAAGTCCATCCTTCAGATTGTACCTCTCGTGACACCTGTAACAGTGTATCATAAGCAATCGCAACTTCCGGGTTGGTTTGGTCTAGTGTCGTTACAGGAGCTTGCCCACATGACGTTAGTATCTGGTTTATAGCTGGTAGCTCTGTAGTAGCGTTTGTGGTTGGAAAAGGCATAATAAAAAAAGGGAGCCGAAGCCCCCATATATAAAAAAAAATAAATTATGAGAAAGCAGCAGGCTTAGTTCCTGTACCAGCGAATAATTCGACAGCAGCAGCAGGGTTAAGTGCGTCGCTTCCCATTGCGAGACGTCCTAATATCACGTCACCTTGGTAAACCACGGATATGTCTCCGCTTGTTACCTGTACTTGTGGTCCGATTGCTTCAACAACACCAGCGGCTTCCTTCTGGAAGATAAGTCCGCATGAGTTTTCGAAGTCAGAATCACCATTACCATAAGAGTTTACAGTCTTAGTAGCTGATGTACCAGCTGTTTCATCAACCATAACAACTTCTGTGAAGCTTCCTGTGTTTCCAGGATCTGTTACTCCAGGGTTTGTTGCTGATGCATCTCCGAACTTAGTACCGAATCTTCCAAAGAATGGAATATTCATTGACTTGAAGATCTTGATTCCAGCAATTTCGATGATGCCATTACCTGATTGTAATGCGTCACCTTGCTCGTCTCTGTTAATAAGACCATTAGAACCTACAGCTTGTATAAGTTCGTAATATTGTCTTGGGTTCAACACACCCACTCTACCTTCAGTAGAAACTCCTTTTTCGTCGAGTGCAGCAGCTGCATCGTAGAAAGCGTTTACTAAAGATGTAGAGTTGTAAGCATCAGACGCCTGAGCGTTTGTACCTACACGGATCTGTGTACCACCAGGTTCAACGAAGTTAGCCTTAGTGATAGGGCTAGCTTGTCTAGCTGCCTTAGTGATTGATCTGAAGATTTTTCTGTCATATTTTTCAGCTAATGCATAGCCAATTTTTGCAGAAATTTCTCCTCTCAAATCATAGTGTGCTAGTGTTTCATCTAGCTCATAAACAAACGCCGAACTGATTAATAGGTCGTCGCAAGTTATGGTTTTTTCAGCTACTGGAGGTGCAGAATCACTGTTTCCAAGTATGCTGTTTCCGGGGGTATGATACTCCGCCGATGTGCGTCCGGTGAAAATAAATTGTAATGATTTTCCGTTGGTCAATGTACGCTTCATTACAAGGTCACGAGCTATCGTGTTCCTTTGGAAGCCTTTGAACATTTCTCCACTGAACAATTTAAGAAATAAAGCTCTCTTATCACCAGCACCATTAGCCTGACCTAACTGGGTAAGTCCAGCAGCCAGGGTGCTATTTTGTTGTGCCATTTAAGGAATTTAAAAAGTTAATATAAATTTCTCAGCTGAATTTGTTTTAGATCTTTTGATTTTTTGTGGTCTATCCCACCGTCTAGACGGCTAAAGGTATCCTCCGTAGAGGGCTAAAGCCAAGTGAAATGAAATCCGACTCTGAGGTGTTTCATTTCTGTGATAGTTAAGGTGTAATCCTTCAATCAATATAAAAAGGGAAAGGAGTCCGAAGACTCCCGTCCAGATTGTGTTAAGTCGCACTTATTACTTTGTAGTTTTAGTGTACTCAACGCCACGATATATGTAAGTTACTGTCATTGTAAGCTCCATATACCAAAGCCCCGTTCCATGCTTTGGAGTCATGCGTCCCGTTAAGGATGAACGGACGTGGCTATTATTTTTTACCCTTCTTAGGCGGGCGACCTCTTTTTGTACCGTAAGTACCTTTACCTTTAGGCATGATTTTTTCAGTAATTATAATACAGTTATTTGTATAGTCAGCGGTAAATTGTAAGGGAGCGTTAGGGCTCCAGCACAGTTCTTCATATAAAGAATTTAGTGTTGCCATATCTTCATAAAGATCAGCAGGTTTTTCCATTATCCAATGTTGGGTGAAGTTAAAGCTACCGATGTTTCATCGACAGCTGCTAAGTCAAGAGGGAAATTGTGTGCATTTCTTTCGTGCATGACTTCAAAGCCAAGGTTGGCTCTATTTACGACGTCAGCCCATGTTGGGACAATCTTGCCATTAGCATCAACAATGGATTGGTTAAAGTTAAATCCGTTAAGGTTGAAAGCCATGGTGCAGACGCCCATACTGGTGAGCCATATGCCAACCACGGGCCAAGTAGCCAAAAAGAAATGTAAAGAGCGAGAATTATTAAAGCTTGCATATTGAAAAATTAAACGACCAAAGTAACCATGGGCAGCTACAATATTATAAGTCTCTTCTTCTTGACCAAATTTGTAGCCATAGTTTTGAGATTCAAGTCCAGTAGTCTCTTTAATAAGCGAAGAAGTAACAAGACTTCCATGCATAGCAGCAAAAAGAGATCCACCGAATACCCCAGCAACACCGAGCATATGGAACGGATGCATGAGGATATTGTGTTCTGCCTGGAATACGAACATAAAGTTAAAAGTACCAGAAATACCAAGAGGCATACCATCACTAAAACTTCCCTGTCCGAAAGGATAAACTAAGAATACAGCTAATGCTGCTGAGAGAGGAGCTGTGTAAGCTACAAAGATCCAAGGTCTCATTCCTAATCTGTAAGATAGTTCCCACTGTCTTCCTGCATAGGCGGCTGCTCCTATTAAAAAATGAAAGACAATAAGTTGATATGGGCCACCATTATATAACCATTCGTCTAAGGTTGCGGCTTCCCATATAGGATAAAAATGTAGTCCAATTGCGTTCGAGGAGGGGACGACAGCTCCTGATATAATATTGTTTCCATATAATAATGAACCGGAAACTGGCTCACGTATGCCGTCTATATCGACAGGCGGTGCTGCGATAAAGGCAAGTATAAAACATGTGGTAGCTGCGAGTAAACAAGGTATCATAAGCACCCCGAACCACCCCACGTAGAGGCGGTTTTCTGTACTAGTTACCCACTCACAAAACTTTTCCCAATTAGTAGTAGTATTATTTTTAGTAAGTGATATTGTTGCCATTTAATTAGAATGAGAATTTAGCACCTAATTGTGTGCCGTAAGTATTAGTTGTGTCTTTGTCGAATATATTAGCGAAAGATACTTCACCATATATACCGAGTCTTTTCGTTGCTGCTACAGAGCCACCGAATTTACCAGAGTAGTTTGAATCTGAATCAGCTCCGTCTACGGAATTAATCGTCTTGCCACCCTGTACATACCAATCTAGTGCTCCTAGTGTGTTCTCGTAACCAAGATGTACATCAGTTGCTCTGGACTGATAATCAGATCCGGAATAAGTAGCGTTAGTCTCTACGTTAACGTAAGGACCAGCAAAAACAGGAGCTGATATAGTAGCTGCTGCTAAAGTTAATGCAATAGTTTTCATTAGAATATGCCTGGAATAATTTGTCCTGTGAATACGTAAGCGCCAAGAGCTGCAGCAAAGCCTAACATTGCTAGGCGTCCGTTTGTTTCTTCAGCTTCATGCCATTTATCGTTTTCGTGGTTGTGGTTTGTCATGAGTCGTGGTGGTGTTTCATTGGGGAAGATGTTTTGTTTACCATATTCGGTAGTAATCATGAGTGCATTTAATAGTAGTACTTATAGCCGGTGACGATTTGCTTCGGGCCGGCACGAACCTAACCTTGGTTATTTTCTTTATTTTTCCATTTCCAGTATTCACTAGGAAGTTGGCGATCAGCATCAATAAACTCAGTATCATATGTAACAGGATTACCAGACGGATCTAATCCTACATGATCTTTCCAAGAATGTTCCTTACCAAAGGAAGTTTTATTAAAGATAGGTGCCCGTTGAGTAGGGTCGATGTGAGTCCCGTGTGCGATCGTCAGCGGTTTACTCCTTGCAGTATCTAGATTTGGTATTGTGAGCTGTTCGTGACTAGGTGGTGGTACATCGTTGTCGTTATCATCATCAGGATTATTATCCTCCCTTCTGTAAACATCGTGAGGAGAGCCACCGGTGAATGTAGCAGTATTCCAACCTCCTACTAATCCAGGCACGTCTTCTACTAATCCAGGCTCAAGTGTATTAAGAATGGCCTGTCGTCTTCGTTCTTCAAGAGTAGCTATGTTCATGGTTTTTCCTTATTCTTATCATATGCTTCTAGCTGTTTTCTTTCGTCTTCCGTACAGAAACCTGCTTCACATTTTTGTCTTATTACATCTGCTTTCCTGCGTGTTAACTTTTTAGAGAAAAATCCACTTGATACGGGACGTTTCTGGCCTATAGTCAATCCGTTTCCTGGTCTCGGTATCCGCCGTGCCATAATTAAATCTCCTTTAAAAATTAATGTTTGATCGTTCTAGTTTATCCATAACCTCTTTACGAAAGGCAGGATCCTTGTCGTACCGGGGATCGTTCATAGCGCTAACGACTTCTTGTTGACTTCGGAATTGGTCATTGCTTTGTCTAGGTGCTTTACCTTGTAGTGTTTTACCTTCAAACCCTACGGCATCATTGTAAGCATAAGCTAAAGATCGAATAGCAAAGAACGCTGCTAGTGGATCACCACGCTGCATTACAGCATCAAACATATCTATTTCTTCTTTGTTTAATGTGTCTTGAGCCCAAGTTAGCATATTACCATAATTCTCATCACCGCCAACAATACCTTTTAAATCGGCTATGTCTTTTTCCGTAAAGTCTCTATTTTTAGGGGTTGAGTCTTCGTTACTTTTTTGCCTTTCATCTAAATACAATTGTGCTAAATCTGTAGTACTCATAGACTCAAGCTTATCCAAAGTCTCTTTTGAGTACTCTTGTTTAGAAGTAGCTTCTTCCCATAAGGTATCTAAAATATTAACTGAGGTTTCTTCTGTTTCAGTTTCAGTTTCTGTTTTTTTAGCAGTTGAGGTTTCTGGCTCGTCTTGACTACTAAGTTTTTGCTGAAGCTCGAGGTAACCTTTTTCTAGCTCCTCTGCATTCTTATATTTACCTGCTAATAAGTTATCTTGAGCCTCTTGTATTTGTTCACCGACTCGTAAAGAGTCTTGTTCTTCAGCAGACAAATTATCCAGAGTTGTGGTTTCTGGTTGGCTCTCCATTGTTAATGTTTCTGACATCTAATTATAGTGTTTGTGGTGGTGCTTGTTGTTGTTGTTGTTCTATTGCTTGTGCCTGTGCTTCTGCTTGCATCTGCTCAACTATTTGTGGATTCTTAGTAGGATCAAGCATTGGAGAGTTCATAATATTAGGTGTTTGTTTAATAGCCTCCATTTCAGCTTGTTGAGCTAGAGCTGCTTGCTGCTCAGTTTGTACATCTTGCATTGACTTAACTAAATTAAGTACGTCAATACCTTGTGCTGCAGCTAATCGTTTAATTACTTCTTCGGGATTTATATACGTAGTTATTGCTTCTGGTCCCATGGTAGTTGCAATAGTCTGTAAGAAGCCACCAAGTGCTTGTACATCCTGTCCTCTACCTAATGAATTTATACCAGCTACAATGATAGGTTTCACCATACCCTTGGGTATACGTGGAATCTCTCCTGTCTTCTGGAATATAGTAAGTTTTCTATTGAGATAAGGTACTAGAAACTCTACAGTGAGTAACCCAAAGAGGCCTCCGAGCTGCTGTTCTAATTCCAATTGTGTCATGCGTACTTCTTCAGCAGTTGTACGTTCACTATGACGTACCGAGAGTATTAAAAATGCCTCGTTTAACCGCTTCTCTAAAGTTTGCATGTGCTGTAATGCCGTAGCAAAATCAGCCGTTTTTCCAACTTGTACGACTCCGATATCATCTGGACGTCCTTGGACGATTGCTCCGTTACCTGCAGAGGCGAGGGTCTGGGGTTTAGTAGTGCTGGAAGGTGATACTACAAAAACAACTTTAGCAGCTGCTGCAGAGCCTTCTACGATAGCCTGAGAGAGTGCCTCTAAAGACTTAAGATCGCCTATAAACTGACCTACTCTACCACGCCCATATGCTTCACCATCTACTGTATTAAAACGTAGGGGGAGCCAGGGGGTACTGTCAACAGGTGCTTTACTTTGTGATCCGGGAAGTATTTGATCGTGTACTTCTTGATGCCATATAAATCGGTTGTTGTCACGCTTTACGTGAGTGTAGACATCGCATTCTTTATTCCCTTGAGGGTCATTAGGTGCTTGTTGATATTCAGCTTTAAGTGACTCATAATTAGGAATTAAATCTTTATTTATGCTTTCTTTTGTGATAATTTCAATCACGTCGCCGTTGCCATCTCGTTCTACTACGTAACGATTAAGAGGGAATAATTTCAGTCCTGGTTTATCCATAAAGATAAGAGCATTACCACCTACAACAAGATGCTGTAATGCTTGGTGTATTACTACACGATCATCTGATGCAGCGATAGCGTCAAGAATAGTACGCTCTATCTTCGCAAAAGATAAGTCAAGTTCTGATTTTATTTGAGGACTAAACTCTTGTCCTAACTGAGACTCATCTAGCTGTAGCTTAAAGAAGCTAGTCTGTGGAGGCACGAGTGATAGAGATAGCTTTGATGCTAACGCTACAACCCCTTTAGCCCCTACGGATTGCCAAGGTGTCAACAGTTTTTTCATACTTTTCGAGTACTCTTCGTTTCCTCGTATAAGATATGGTAGTGTAAGTTTAGTTGCTTCTTCCGCTTCGGTTAGAAACTGGGAACGATCACTGGATAAATTATCATACCTAGATTTTGCTGTCATGATTTAAAAATAATTTCTATTAAACATATTAGTAAATGCTCCTACTGGTTTAAGCTTAGGATCATTCTGTATCATCATTTGGTTTAGATATGGTTGTTGTAGATCTCTTAGTCTTTTGGGACGATCTCTACGTAGGGATGGAATTGGTGTAGTTAGTGGTAGCTGTTGTGGTACGGGCAGAGTACCCTGTCCAGAAAAGTTATTAAGTAAACGTTTCCTTTGAGTCAGGGGTAACTGCCTAACAGCACCCGGTTTCATATCAGGTACATTATTCTGTACAACCGGGAATCTACTGTTTACATTAAATCTCATCTTTGTTAATCCGTTTAGTATACCATTCAACCACTGAACGTTGACCTGCTTTATACATGACAGAGTTCAGGTCTTCTTTAGGGTGGGGGTTAACTTGTGGGAATGTTTCTTCTAGCTCTATTTGTATAGAACTAAGTGTTGGTCCAATAATGGACTCAAGCATATTGTGGGAGGTTGTTGTTTGCATGTTCAAAAAATGCTGGCATTCTAGCTGCTTTCGTATCAGAGAACTGCGGAGCCTTTCCTTGATACATTAACTGATCGCTTGCATCCAGCCAAAATTGTTTATCTAAGTATTTATCGTTAGTATTTATACCTAGTGGTTGTACTATCCAGTTAATGGTCGCCTTACGAAGTTTATCCAAACTGCTAGAAGGACGAAGACCCAACTCAGCACATACAAGGCTATTTGTAGCAACGTGGATTTGTTCATCTCTGGATATATCAGCCGATACTGTTCTGAGAGCAGCGTCACCATTAAACCTAAAGAAAGGAAGTAAAACAAAAAATATAGCTCGTTCTGCAACGAGAGCTTTGGTAATAGTATGATCGGGGTGTTCAATCCAGGCATCTCTCAACCTCATTGCTTCGTATTCTGATCGCTCGTCAGCACCATGGGCGTCAACAATGTAACCAAGAGCGAGATCGTGTTTGATCTCATCTTTAACGTTTGACGTAAGTAATGTGCGAGCGAGCTCAGGGACTTCTTTTTCCAGCCCTTGAGTAATAAACTCTCCAACTGGTAGCTCCATATGACGTATTGCGAGAGCACGTTTGATGGTTTCTTCAGCACCTTCTTTCAATTCTCCTTTAGTAGGTTGGACCGGTGTCCAAGTTCTTTTTCTATCTAATAATGTTTGGTATGGATGTTTTCTCATTGTTCGCAGTCGCATTTGATCTTGTGATTGTCATCCGGTACAAAATCCGGATCAGGTACTCTTGTAAAGATCTCTTCTAAATAATCATCAACATCTGTATCAGCTAATGCAGCATAGGCATCAGACTTATCTTGTACATCGCCCATGACTTGAAGAGAATAGTATAAAGAAGTTTGGGGACTAGCCAGCCAATCTTCTATAAATGCTTCGTTATATGTTACTACATCACTCCAAGAGTTGAAGCTGTAGCCGTGAAGCAATCCTGTCCTATCGAGCATGATCATGATGTTGTCTGCTACACGCTTGTAAGCGTCCCAACCAACTTCACTTGCTATCTCAACGTTTCCGTAGTTTACTCTTTCTACTCCAAATTCACCGGAGTCTCTATCTACAGTTTTGGCTATTGGTGGTGCTATCTCGGGTGTGCATGTAAAGCCGTCTAGGTCTTTACTGCGATAGCTACAACTGGCAGTGGGTGCAATAGCGAACGCCCTTACCATATTATTCTGTCTAGCTATTTGAGCTGCCTCAAAAATAGCTATATTTAACGACTCAGCTAAGAGACCTGCGGGGTCTTTAGCCGGCTTTCCTCTATTTACTTTGTCTAAAGCTGTTCCGAAATCCTCATAACTTATGCTATAACGTCTGAGGAGGTTGGCAAGACCGAGCACTCCGAGCCCAACTTGTCTGTCAATTTCCGGGGTAAGGTACTCTCCAGAGTCTCCAACACCTGTCCTGCCATGGAGATCACACAACTGGGACATGCCTGATACGAAAGCCTCTTGTAGGTTGTCGATTGTACAGGCACCGAAATTGACATGCTGTAACAAGCAAGTTCCACGTGAGGGCAGGTATACTTCAAGGCAGACGTTTCCATAGATACGCTCCCCGGATTCTGTATGTTTGATTTTATTGAGCCAAACGTCTCCTGATTTGATTCCATAGATTAAAGCATCCTTTGTAGTTTGATCTGCAAACTTCCACATGTCATCGTCAATGTCGATACAACGCTTGACCCAAGGTAACTCAGATCTGCTTGCAGTTATAAAGTCCACCGCATCTGGGTGGGATAGATCGAGGTGCAATACAACAGCACCATTTTTGTAAGCTCCACCTCTTCTCAAGGTTTCGTTTAGAGCTGAATATATTTTACCGAAACTAACAGGACCCGTAGCTACAAGTCCTTTATTATTTGTTGTCCCTGCTGGTCTAAGCTTAGACAGGTGGATAGCACATCCAGCACCATAACGTAGTGCATGGGATGCAAACCTCCAGCTAGCTTCTATACCATTAGCACCCTCCATAGTGTCTTCGACTACAAATGTGGTGCATGAAACAGGTAATCGGGATTCTGGGTTATCCAACCAAGATTGGACCCGACCAGTGCGGGAGATTAATTGTGACATTTTCTAAATAATAATAGTATTTTCTAATAATTCTTTTAACGCATTTCCTAATGCGAAATTTTGTTTTTGTAAAGCAAGGAAGACAGTAATTACAGCCTCCTTCTGATCATAATTCTGTCTTAATTTATCTTCAATCACTCTCATCTTAAAGTCCTGCTCCATCGTTAATAGAGTAAGAGTCTCCGGGTGTCCAGAATTTTGGGGTTCTGCGTCTGAAATCATAATCTTCAACTGTAAGTATTCGAGCTAACCGAGCGTTAACTAAAGCATCTTGTTCTGTTAACCCTTTATCTGTAAAAGCTTTTACAACTGTAGACCAGCTGTAGCCTTCTTTGTTAAAAAGAGCTTCTGCCCTCTTTACTCCTATCCCCGGTACTCCACTGTAGCCGTCTGTCTGATCACCAGCTAATGTCTGGATTAGATGCCACTTAGCACCCTCTTCAGCGGTGATGTCTTGAGTGGTATCGAGGTTGTATAGTTTACCGGGAATCTGTTTCATGTCTTTGTCAGGTGAAACAATAATGTTACCGGGATGTTTTGTAGCGTAAATACCCATGGCATCATCCGCTTCTAACTCAGGCAGGATCTGTACGTCCTGCTCAAGTTTTAATTCTCGTATAATTCGTTTATATCCACACGGCTTTTTTCTATTTCTATGACCTTTGTATGCTGGTAAGATTTTTTTCCGAAAATTTATAGTATCTGAAAAGAATAAAATCAGCGGGGTAAAGGAGCCAAATCGGTTCCTAATCTTTGAGAGCTCGTGTGTGACAGCTTTATATGCATCAGAGAAATTACTGGTAACAAGAATAACATCTTCTCCAAAGTCAATCTCAGTTTCAGCTGCTGCACAGCATTTATAAACGATATAATCTGCATCAATTAATAAATTCATATGGTGGTTAGTGTACGTCCGCCCAAGTAGTCCCTATCTTAGCTTCCGCTGCAATAGGACATCTTAAGTGGTAATGTTCGCCAGCTAATGTGGCGGATTTTTCGAGCCATTGTGCCAATCTATCGGCATCTTTTGGACAACATTCGTAATTCAGCTCGTCGTGTACGAATGATACTTGATGTGCTTGGTCTGGTAATTGACTGTGAATCAATACCATCCATCTTTTGGCAATGGTGGCGGCTGATCCTTGTAAGAGGTAGTTGAGAAACTTATGCCCTTTGTCAACCCTGATATGACGACCATCGACGGCACGTGCGAAATTTCTCGCTGAACACTTCTGACAAGCTTCCAGCAACTCTGCAAGACCCGGAATGGCATTAACATAAGCTTTACGTATGTTGGCTCCCTTCTTCGCTGCAGCAGTCTCCGATAACTGTTTATCAAAACTCCTCCCTAATTTAACGTTACCGGCTCCATAAAGGAAGGCGTAGGTAACTGTTTTAACTTGTCTTCTTGTAATTCCAATTTTATCTGCATTGGTTTGGTGTATATCTCCTGTCGTGAGTATTTTAGCATATCGTCCCTTGTCGTATCTGGCAAGATAATGTGCGAGCATGCGGAGCTCAATGCCGCTAAGATCAGCACTGACCAATATCTTCTTTGGACTTGCTGTGAATAGGCGTCTAAATCGTTCATCTGATGGTACTTGGGCTAAGTTAGGTTTTCTATGAGCACATCTAAATGTATTAGTAGCAACTGAACAGTGGTGATGTATCCGGCTAGACGTCGTAACAAGCTTCTGCCATGCGTTCACGCCTTCCGAGATCATCCCCAATTTCTTGGTAATATCTAGACATTTGAGAAATAACAGGGCTGTCTCCGACCCAATATCTTTTAATACGATCTCGTCGATAACCGCCTTCCCTGAAGCTGTTAGCGAGCTCGGGGTCCAATTCTCGTGCGTCTTCAGAATCCATGCTATTTGATCTCTTGATGTTGGGTTTAATTGTTTGAGTTTAGTGAAGGAAGATCCTTGTATGTATCCTTGTGTCCGGTTATTTCGCTTAGGAGTGAACACTGATCCTGCAACGAAAGCGTATTTCCTTCGTAATATGTCAGTAGTTTCTTCCAATTCTCCTCGGAGAGTTTGTTCAAGTTTCCGTGCAGAGCTTTCATCAAAATACCATCCATGTTGTTCTTGTTGTTGTAATATGTGTGCGACCTGATGTTCTAATTGGACCCAATCAGGTAAGGGTGGAAATGTTGACATAATTTCTTCGTAACAATAGTGTCTTGCTCGCAGTAGTCTTCCATCTCCTTGCTCCATTCTAACCAGTTAGACGTCTCTCCAAAGTTCCCTTTGTATTCGCCTAATCGGTAGCCGTAGGATTCCAGAGAATGGCGACCATACAGCTTCTGTGGCATACCTTCTACTTGTGCATTACGATCTACGTCTAGCATATTTGGATGGTATAACCTTGATAATAATAATGTATCTATAACTCGTCCTTCTGGTTCAAAAAATGGATAGACTTTCTTTATTACTGGTATATCAAATCCAATGATATTATGTCCAATAATAGTATCAGCATGCATTAAATTAGTGACACCCATAAGTATGGGTTGTGCTGAGCCTGTATCGTTGAACCTGTGCACCTTACCTGTATCATAATCCAATATGACTAGGCAGTGTATTTCAGTTCTCCTTGCCTCTAGAGGTGTTGTCTCCAGATCGAACAGGAGGGTAATAGGTTTTGTCTTTGAATTTTGCTCTTTCAATGTCGCTCCTAAGTGGTGGGTTAGGTTTAATAAGTCTAGAAGTCGGTTGTTGGATCGAACTCGACCTCGGTATCCGTCGTAGTTTCATAAAATTGGCACGATGATAAGTCATAAGTTAATTTTGTTGCGATTCCAGTCTGTCCTGAATAGCGGTTTTTAAGAACTCGCAGAGTTGTAACGTTGTTAGCATCTTGGCTCTGTTGGTCTCGTTCCAAAGCGATGACTGAATCGCTGATCTGAGAGATCGAGTGAGAGCCTCGTAATTGTCCGAGGGATACACGTCCTCCCTCCTCGTGCGAATGATTGTCACTGTTGCTCCTCCTTAAGTGTGATACTAAAAATAATGTGATACCTGTTCGTTCTACTAGACTTCTTAGCCTAGTCATGGTGGTATCAATCATGCGTCGCTCATCTCCATCTAGACCACTTAATAATATGCTAAGGTGATCTAAAAATATAATACGACATTCCAATCCACTGGCAAGGTATTCGATCCTATTGTAAATAACGTCCGGGTCAAAACTACCAAAGCCGTCAAACAAATAAAGAGACCAATTAGCAATAGTTGTGTTAAATGCTTCGGTGAGTTCTTGTTGGTCATGTTCTCCTATATGGTAAGCTTTGCCATTAGCATTGGACATCAATCCAAGTGCAGAACGCTTATTAGATTCTTCTAAAGCTAAATAACCGACCTTCTCTCCTTTATTAAGAAGGTCAACAGCTAATGCTCTAACAAGACTAGATTTGCCACTACCTGTTCCGGCAGTGAGTGTAGTTAATTCACCATACCTAATTCCTTGAACCATTTTGTTTAGTCCACTGAATGGGTATAGATGATCGTAGTCTTTGGTCGGTTGAGTGACTAACTCAAGAAGGTCTTTACCTTCAACTATCCCATCCGGTGTGTATGGTTTAGCGTCCCAGATTGCTTTTCTGATTGATTCTGCATCTCCGGCTTGTAAAGCATCTGAAGCATCTTTGTAAGCATCAAGTCGAGCGATCTTAACCCTACCGGCTGGGAGTACTCCCGAGGCAGATTCAACGGCCTCACGCCCTGCTTCATCGTTGTCGAAGAATAAGACGATTTCTTGGTACCCCTGTAAAAAGGGGATTTGTTTTTGAAGGTCTTTCTTAGCACCCGCCGCACCATGAGGTAGGCTGACCATGGGCCATCCTGGCATAACTTCGTAACAACTGGCTGCATCTAGTTCTCCTTCTGTAATTACTATTCGCTTTCCTGTATTGGGAAAGAGGTGTTGTCCGAAAAGAGTGTCAGTTGTTCTACCTTCGTAGTGGAACTCTTTCTTTTTTGATTTAACTTTGAACCCAGCAACAACTCCATTCCCATCATAGTATGGGAAGCGTAAGGTGTTTCCATACCGATAGATGCGATAGAAGGTATTGGTCTTTTCGGAAATTCGTCGCTTTTGCAGCTGTTCAGCTGATCCGAGGAATTGTATTTGTTCATTTATATTCATTAAGTAGGTGGATGTGTCCCCTTCCGCAGGGGTGTATGTCTGACACGAGAAACAGAATTTATGGCCGTCAGAGTAAACTGAATTAGCATCTGACGAACCACAATTAGTACAAGGTTCATGTGCCACAAATTCGCTTTCATTCATTATGTTAACCAATCAATGGGGATGGAATGTACCGCTGCCCACTTGATGCCATGCTTTTCGCACCACTGGGCATAGGTAGTTTTGGATCTCTTGGAGATCTTATTGAAAGGTGCTTGAAATACCATCCGTAAATCAATATCAGGATTATCCTTAATAACTGCTAATATTTTTCGCCTATCCGCAGGTTCCCAATACCCTTTCGTCTCTAGATATATACCATTAGGTAGTATAAAGTCGGGGTTATATAGATGCTGGATCGTATAAGCAACTCGGTGAGTTTCATACTCATACGGCACACTTAATTGATCCAGTAACTTTGCGACATGTTCTTCTAGCTTAGATCTAAAAATCTTCTTCTTCATGGTCGGCTGCTGATGTTACAGCTGTTGATGACTGTGAAGCGGTTTTAAATCCCTCAGTCTTTCCGAATAGATCTGCAACATCGGCTTCATCCATTGTATCAGTATCTACAGCAGCACCTTCTTTTATTGCGACAACCTGTACACCAACCAGCTTAAGAGAACTTCCGTAGGTAACTCCATCCTTGAGTATGTAAGGCTTCTGAAAGAAACCAAGCTTAACTGTAGATCCGCCATATAAAGGTGTCTTAGTATCTGTAACTTGTGTACCCTCAGTATCGACTATACAGGGTCTTCTATCTTCTCCCCAGGAAAACTTGATCTTATATTTACCTTCTGCTACCTCTTCCCATGGTGTAGGTTTAAGGGTAGCTCGTTTAGGATTCTTTAGCTTTGATTCAGCCCATTTAAGGACATCAGCTCGTTCAGTCTCAAGTTTGTCAATCACATCTTCATCAACAACAGCTGATAAAGAGTAACCGAATTTGCCAGGTTCAAGTATGGCTTGAAAGCCTTCTAATTGTATCTCTTTAGTAACGTGTACGTTTTTAGGCATCGTGTACTACCTCCTTGCCGTCAGCATCGAGGAGATTAGCATCGTACACTTTTTGTAGATTATCTCTATACTCAGTAAGCTCATTAATTCGATTTGTCAAAGCAGTTAATTGCTTCTCTCTTGCGTGTTGTTGAGCTGATTTCAGCGCAGCTTCTGACACTACAATTACTTGTTGCGGTGCAAAGAAACTGTCAAATATACTATACATAATTAACAGAAAAAATAAGTTGATTCAATAACCGATTCTGGTCGTAAATCGCCAATGATCGGTGGTTCAGTCTCTGCTCCAATCTGTGAAGCAAAGTCTCTGAGATAGTCATGTTCTGCAAACAGAAGCATGTACGTCTCTCTAATTATAGCAGATAGTTCATCCATATCACAAGCTCTACTTAAAACACTGTCATGGATCAAAGCTATTGGGTTAGGAAATTTAGATATACCGAGATGGAGTAGGCTAGCGTCAAGACTATGGATAAGGTTAGGTGCTGTAGCAGCTTTATGCCTAGACAAATCTACCTTATTACTCTCCTCTGTAGCTACACTAAGTTGGCATCTACCTAAGAGTTGAAGATCTAATCTCTCTACCTTCTTCTTCATTATACGTTGTTTAACGACAAAACCTGAAGGCGTCGTCCATTCGATGGAAGTAGCTCCTTTCTTGATAGATTTGGCTACCTCTGTCTCTATCCATTTCATAACTGCCATTGGTCCGGGCACAGTTAAGTGCATAGCCTGTCTAACAGTCTGAACAATCTGAGTAAGGTCGTCTTTATCGACCTCAATTCCCTTCTCTTTTAAAGCGTCTTTAATATAAGACCTATTAGAGAAAGGTTTTGCGTTGTAAGGGATAGTCATAACAGTACGCTTGACGCACTTCCTATCCCATACAGCATGTATGTTAGTTGGAATCCCTAAGCTTAAAGCTATCTCTGCCACTTTTGCATAAGCATCTTGTGGTTTATCAGAAGGGACAACATTGACTAACTCTGCCGTGGACTTATCTCTAGCTAGACCAGCAAGTATTTGCAAGCCAGAACAGGTAGCATCGGTAGCCACGGGTAGCGAGGTTGTGTGTCTATCTCTCGCAATACAACAATGGTAGTACTCCTCACAAGCTGCGAGGAACTGCCAAGGTTCTTCTGCTCCTTCCCACTCTCCTATAAAGGCTATGGGATTATTAGCCACTGCAGCTATTAACGAAGTATTAGAGCGTGTCCAGTTTAACCTCTCCTCCATAGTAGCTTTATCAAGACCATAACTGGTCGCTACTTGGAAGGCTAACCACTTCTCAGCTCCATCATTCGGTGCTTCGTCGGCAAATTGTAATAAACTTTTCCCGAAATCTGTATCTTGGGGTGTCAAGAACGCAGGAATGGGGTAGGCACGACCACGATAGTCAAAAGACCAAGGAATATAGAACTCTAACAACCTATATCTTCTAACAGCTTCCATGATCATGCGTGTACGGCAGGATCTCTTGAACTCTGCAGCTCTTTTATTCATTACTTCTGCCGCTTCCCTTCGATACCTCTTACGGGATTCTTTATTATATTCTATGTCGAATGGCTTAGGTGGCAGGTCGTAATTTATGATAGGGAGAAACTTTCCAACAGCAATACCCCTCTCCTCTAGTGTCTCAGCAGTCTCAACTATAAACGGGTTTAACCGGTATTTTACTTGCTGGATTTTATTGAGGAAAGCTATTGGTATATCTCCCTGTATACGTGAGGGATCGCCCCTCCGGACTAAATCATGCCCTTCCATCAACTCATTCAAGACGTAACCGCCGGGAGATTCATTAGACCAATCTTTTGGAGGTATTAACATGGGCCATGCAAGCGGGCTAAACACCTCCGCATTTGCCATGATTTCGTCCTTGATATCCATAAATTCAGCAGTTGGGGCTACAAATATCTGAGTTTTACGCCCAGTACGAACACGTTGCTTGTAAAACCAGCCACTTACTTGCATAATACAGTCAAGCAACCAGCCTCCTAACTTAATTCTTATTGCTCTATTCCAAGGTATCCAAGGCTGTACGTTATATCTGTTCATCAATGTCTTGATAACAGTGATCTTTTGACGAGTACCTATAGCTCTATGCCAATAATTCTCTTTTAATACAGCTAGTAAACCTGGAGCATTCTGTTCGTAGTGCCTCATTTGACACTCATCTTCAATCGCTTTACCGATAGATTCGCAGACATTTGTTGCTATGTTACATCCGTCCTTGTATCCAAATACTTTATCGAATGTGACCTTACATGCAACAGCAGCTGCAGCTAGTGGCTCTATAGTGGCTAAATATATGTGTATATCTTTAAATGCTGCTCCATATTTACCTTGATGTATCTTGGTATTAGTAGTTATTATCCTGTCAACAACTAATGGTAATAACGTTTCTAAAGATGCAACCCCATATAAACTAGCAGAAGCATAATTTTGCTGTTCTAATTTAAGTGTCTGATCTCTCAAACGCTTCAAACCCATAGAAATCTGAGTTCTCTCCAGTTGTATCTGCTTGTCTATCTGTTTCTGAGTGATATGTGTCGTTGAGGTCATCTTTAATCTGTTCTAGTAGGTGTAGTCGCACCTCTTCGTAGTGAGGGTGGTACTGGTCAAGCATGTCTAGAGCTTGTTTTTCGTACGTATAAATATCAATACTCGGGATAGTAATTTTCTTTGTCATGTTCTGTGATGTATTTAGATGGTTTTGAATGATGAATGTCTTCATGTGTGCAGACTATAATCTCAGTGTCCTTTGTAGCAAGAAGTTTTGCTAACTTTTTTTTAGCTGCGGACTTTCGTCGATACACGTATTCTGCAATTTTACCTGTTTTGCAGTTGACTGTACGGATGATACATTCATGTGATGGTAATATCTCCCACCCGTTTGCCTTCCAATCCATAAAATCCTCAAAAGGTAATGAATCGTAGTACTGGTAAGGTACTTTAGCCAGTCTAGTCCAGTTGTTGGGAAAGTATTTCTTGGTCATAAGGTTTGAATCGTCGGTTATGGTTTGAGTGAACGTCTCTGTATACGTCCTTGAGTGCTGTTCCGTACCAATCTTTAGCCATGCTGTCAGCCCGATATGCTGCATCTATGTCATCAATAGCGAAAAAGCAAACAGTACGGGAATCTTCAAATTCCGCACAATAATAGTGATGAGTTGCTGTCATTTAGGGTATCTTGGTTGTGAACGCAAGGATTTAATAAACATTTTAGTTCTTTTCCTCGCAGCTCGTATAATTTGTGGTTTCTTTTTGTATTTGGGCAGCTTTTTGCTGTGTTTCTGCCAATTTGGTGTTATTGCCATAGTTCCAGTGTCGAATTACTCCACTAATAATGAAAATATTTGTAATAAGATAGGTAATAAATACAAATGTACGTACGATTGCAACAGTATTATCATATTCCTGAGTTTTATCGTCTGAAAAACTACCTAATGCATACTTCCAAATTTTCCACATATTATCCATAAGGATTGTAGTAATATAAAGTGTA